GACGATGACGATTCAATTCCCTCTTATCACGCGGGTTATCGTGCGCCATTGCCTGTCGACTACATGCGGCCTATTTACTCAGCCGAGCTAGAGATTGAGGCAAGCGACCGAGATGGGCTTGTCAGCGCATTACGCACACTGGCCAGCAATCAAAGCCCGCGTTGGCTTGGATGGGAGAGAGATGGCTCCCTGAATGAAAACACTGGCGTCGAGCTGCTCGTGTCTATGCTTCCGAGTTTGGATGCTCTCAGGGGTGCTCTACAGAGTCTCGCGCCTATTGTGCGCAAACATGGAGGCACTAGCTGGGACAATGGGCGTTGCGGGCTGCACATAAACAGCAATTGTCTGCATTGGAGCAAACTGCGCAAAACTAGGTTGCTCTATTTGGTGCACAAACTCCGCCCCCTTTTAGAGGAAATCAGCGGGCGGAAAAACGCCCACTGGTGCATTTGGCCGGATATGGCCATGGTGCGGCCTCGCTACGACAGCCTGTGGACGCGAGGAGCGTTGTCTCGCTGGGCAAATGGCGAACTGGGGAAATATCTCTGTGTGCGAATGGACAGTCAGAGAATTGAATGGCGGATGTTTCGCGGCACCCTAAGAGCCTCAAGGATAGCTCTTTACTGCGCCACGGTGGGCTATTTAGAAGAAATGTCACAAGAGCCTATACATAAACGCATTCCAGAAATTACTCATGGCCTAAAAACTCTCGCCGCTTCTCTTGGATTCTCAATCTAACATCCTAAAAACAAACAAATTATGTGTCTATTAGTCGCTCGTAAATCTGGCTCCAACTGGCTCCCCTCTCGGGAGGAGTTTGACAACGCATGGAGCAGTAACCCGCATGGATTCGGTTTTGCGTATCACGATGAAAAGCAAGGTCTTATGCAATATAAGACGCTTGAAAAGGAATCAGCTTGGCAAGTGCTTCAGGAACTTCCTCTGGGTAGGCCCGCCATTCTCCATTGGAGATTGGCAACGCATGGATCCAAAACAGTTGCAAACTGCCATCCGTTCGCATTTCGGCCCTCCGGCGGCGACCTTTGGATCGGCGCCCATAATGGCATCCTAGGTGCTCAGTTTTGCGTAGGTGACAAAACGGACTCGGAGTCATTCATGCTCAGCCTTAAGCGAGTGAGAATCCCAGAGATTGAAAAGGCCATTGCACGCTTGGGTTATGGTAAAATGGCGTTTCTATCGGCAAAGGGAGCCCTGTTAATCGCCAACGAGGCGCAAGGTAAGTGGCGCGTCACTGGCGAGGTCTGGCAGTCGAACAGCGGCATGGAGGATTTATGGCCTATGTACGATGGAGGATGGCAACCTACCCGCCGCAGTTGGCGCGGTGAGGTGTGGGAACGGATTCGGTGTGGCTGGTGCCATGAGACGGCCCGTGTTGAATGGTTGGATCAAGATGGTGATCCTGTTTGCGCCTACTGTAAAGCTGATGCCGAGTGTGAAGTGGAGGCAACGAAATGAAGATTTTGATGCTCGGAGCTTTTTGCGTGTTCTGGCCATTGTTCGCAACGTGGCTGGTGGCAAGGCTGTTCAAATGGTAGATTAGGGCAGGCAGGCGACTAGGGCAGGTTCGGAGGCAATCTCTGGCCTGCCCTTTTTGCTGCCCTGATTCAGGGAATGGGGATGCGTCGAGGCGACCACTCACCCTCTCGGCTACGACTATTGTCTCACGGTTTGGCCAAATCCACACACGCACGTGAGACGGGGGGAGGGGGTCGAGCGAGTTTGGTGCAGGAGATGCGCGACGAGTCCACCCCCTCAGATACCACAAAAACAAGTGCCGATCTCTCTGACGAGAGGCGCGTGGACACAGTGTACAATTATTATACACTTGCTCGTTTGACGTAGTTCGTATTAGTTTCCGCAGAAATGAAGACTGATTTTTGTTATACGCAGGCAGAAGTAGACGCAGCAGCAGGGCACCCTGTCAGCATCGGAGATCGTGTGGAGGGACTGGACTGGGAGCGTAGGACACAGGGTAGAGGCACCAAGGTTTGGTGGCACAAGAGCGTTTACGAGGCGTTTAAGGCGCAGGCTGGCCCAATCCAGGTTCCGCAGGAACAACTGGAGCCTGAGACTCCAGAACCGCAGACAGAGAAGACGGAATCTTTAGAAGCAGAGATTACGCAACAGAAGATTGTCAGGATTTATCCGAACTTCAAGTGGGTGGAGACGGATAAGGGCCGCGTCTGGGTAGGGCTGAAGGGTACTAACATGAAGCGCGGTCAAATTATTGCAGTACAGTTTGGTAAGCTCTACCTCGGTAAGGTTGGGTTTAAACGCTAGTTTAAAGGAGTAGGAGCACTCTGAGTTGGCCGTCTGCTTCGCAGACTCTCGGAGCTGAAGCTCCTCACTCACTGTAGTATTTCTTTTTCTTTTGAGTTATTAACTCAAGGGAAGAGCAACAATCCGGAACGGATGAACCCGAGTGAGCATAGTACCCCCAAGACTCAGCATTACTGCCTATATCTTGAGATGTACTACATGCTTAAGAGCAACGATCCGTATACGTTGTCACCTTCGTTTCGCATTCACAGTGCTGGCCCATAGCTACCCGTTCAACCTGGCCTTATCCTCTATCGTGGGAGACTGTGCAGTACTGACAGATTCTTGAACACCTGTCATTTTTAATCTAGGCCCAGAGGGATACCTAGAACTATGTCTTCAGCAGTGAGTCCGTCTTTCAGGTGAAATCTCAGTGCCTACACGGCAGATCTATCGTTGACCTGCGCGAGTAAAGTGCCACATTGGAAATGTCATGTCAACATCGAACGAGAAATTAATTGAGAAGATCCTGAAATTTCAGCTTAAGGAGCATCCTTTTCTTCCCAGCCCTACAACGGAAGAACGGCTGACGATGTGCAATAATATTGGCCCAGAGGAGACGTACAAGCTTTTGCTGGTACGCGAGCATCGGGCTAAAGCTGAGGAGGAAGATCCCTATCGTTACGGAATCGAGCTGGAAAGCTGGCCTACCGCAGACCAAATGCTCAACAAATTCAATGAAACTCTCATCCTGGGAGGCAACCGGTCAGGAAAGACTAACTACGCAGCAAAACGTGCTGCTCAAGTTTTTGTAGGTCACGACATCAACAACGACTCTCCAGAGTGGGTCAGGGAACGGCAGAAGAAACGTGGAATGAACATTTGGTGCTTTCATAGCAACAACATGAACAGCATCGCCATGCAGCAGAGCGTTTTTTACAATTACCTTCCAAGGGAACTAAAGGACGCAAAACGCAACAGTCACACTCAGTTGAGCTGGACTCAGAAGAACGGTTTTACAGATAACACTGCCGTTTACATGAAAAACCAGATCTGGTTTCTCAACTACGAGCAAAAGATCACTGTCATTGAGGGTGGTGAAGTAGACTTCATCTGGTGTGACGAGTTGATTCCAAAGGACTGGCTGGAAACGATACGCTACCGTTTAGTCACTAGAAACGGGAAGCTGCTAGTCACGTTTACGCCGGTACAGGGCTACACTCCTGTCGTTAAAGAGTACGTTTCCGGCTCCAAGGTGACGTCTTGGAAGGAATCTGAGCTGCTTCAGGGCCAGAACATAATTGGCGTGCCAAAGGGACATATGCCGTACACTGCCGAGCATCCCATGGGCAGGCATGGTGTAGTCTGGTTTCACTCCAAGCTGAACCCATACAACAACTGGGATCGCATGAAGAGCGAGCTTAAAGGCCGTTCCAGCTATGACATCAAGATCCGCGCTTACGGATGGGCAGAGCAGACAGCAGGCAGCCAGTTTCCGATGTTTGGTGAGCACAACGTATTTCAGGGTGACATCGACACTATTTGCCCGTCAGGGACGAACTACATGGTCGCTGACCCTGCCGGAGCGCGAAACTGGTTCATGCTTTGGGCGAGAGTGGACGAGGAAGGTATCATCTGGGTCTACAGGGAGTGGCCCGACAGGTCATATGGCGAGTGGGCAATGCCAGGAGAAAAGGCAGACGGAAAACCAGGCCCAGCACAGAAAGCTGGAGCAGGAAGAGGTATTGACGAGTATACCAACCTGATCTGGGCACTGGAAACAGAGCGTCGAGACGCAAGCAGGGAAGAAATTGAAGAACGATACATTGACCCTAGAAGCGCAGGCACACAGTCCATTACCAACGATGGGGGTGTCACACTGCTTGACCTGCTTAGTCAGGCTGAAAACGCACTTTATTTCACTCCAGCAGTATCCGTAAACGTGGAAGAACGTGTGTTAATTATCAATGATTTGCTTAGTTGGAATAGAGAAGAAGCAATGGAAAAGGGTGTAAACCATCCAAAGCTTATGATACATGAAGACTGTCAGAATCTGATATTTAGCATGGCAGAGTGGACTGGGCTTGATGGTCAAAAGGGAGCCAGCAAAGATCCTATTGATGCCTTGGGCTACATGGTTGTGATGCAGCCAAAACACATAAATAGTGAAAAGTGGAAAAAGCACTGGCAATCTGCAGCAAAGTGTGGGACTTATTAATTAAACAATTATGCCCAATACTAAGACAGACCCATTGGCATTTGCCTCGGCCAATCCTCACGTTGGAGATTTGCTAAGCGAATACAATCGCGCAATGGTCAATTCCAGTCAGGGCAATCTCGTTACAAAATTTGATAATATCCGTTTTGCTCGCTGGACTGGACAGACAGATGACGGCAAGAAACACAGCGAAAACCGACCTGAAAGCAGTCC